ATTATACAACAATGCTGGATAACTTCTTGTTGCAATCTGCACGTAACGTATTAGATGTATTAGATGATTCGTATATAAATCAAAATAACACAGTAACTTCTGTGCAAACTAGCGCTGGTGTTGATGTTACTAATAAAAAATTAAGTAAAGTATTAAGAAACGGAGTTGGGTGTGTTGAAGTTCCATTAGAAATGGAATCAAAAGTTCAAGCAAATTCTGGAAGTATTTACGAGCCAACAATTAATAGCCCAGTTTATTACATAAAAGGACAAACATTAAATGTTTCAACTGGTGCTAAGTTATTTATTTATCCAATTCCAACAGAAAGTCAACCTGGGGAAATTTTCTTTTTAGCAATTCCAACTGCTATATTAAATACAGCAAGCTCAATATCAAATTTTCCTGACCAAGCTGAATATGCTGTTGTGTTAGGCTCTGCTGTAAGATTATTACAACACAAGTTAAATAATCTTTTGCATGAAGATGAAGATGTTGAACTTGCTCAAGTTGTTCAGCAAGAAATGGCAATTTTAAATCAAATGTATATGGTTGAACTAAATCAATTAAATGGCGGTGGAATCAATATACAAGAACAAGGGGGTGAATAATGGCACAAATGAATGCAACCACAACAAATTCTCCTAGCTACGGATACGGCTTAACACAAGAACAAATGATTGAGCTTGTTAGGACTCATCATCCCACAATGCTTGAAAATGAAATAAGAGTTTATTTAAATCAAGCGCTTAGAGAGTTTACTAAAAAAACAAAAATTTTAAGAGGTGTGTTTACTAAAGCAATTACTGCCAATACTAGGTGGTATCAAGTAGACGATGAAATTGTATCAATTAATATTGTATATTTTAATGATGACAGAATTAAAAGATTGCAAAGCACGCCAGAAAAGGATGCTTCCTAATGGCTAAAGTTTATTGGGTCGACAAAGATGCAATTGCAGTTGCTGATTCAGACGACAGTGGAAATCTTAGTGGGCCAACAGCAGGTACCTTAACTATGCATTGTTCAAGGCATGATTCACCTTTTGTTAGTGCTACTACTGGAGCAACAAACGCTAATAATGTAAGAATTGAAATAGGAACTAGTCAGTCTCCTGTTATTCCTGTTGAATTTCATGAGGCTCTTTGTTATAAAGCAATAGCACATGGTTATGAAAAACAAGGGGATGTAAAGCAAGCTGAATATTTTTTAAGAAAATTTGAAATAGCTTGCGCTGAGGGTAAAAAAGAATCTAATTCTCATAAAAGCGAAGAAAGCTCAATAGTTATTATGGGAACTGATTTATAATGGATTTAAAACCAACAAATATACATGTGTTTGGAGAAAGCACTTGGGATGTCGCTGTAAAGTGGGAAGATAGTTTTGGATACCAAGGAATAACACCTGATGTTATAAAAGGAATTTCAGATTCTCAAAGTACATTAAAATTAGATGCATCAATTAATCAAAACACAGGCACATTAAAGGCAATATAATGGCATTAACGGGCAAACAAATAAAAAATACCTATAAGGATATTTTAACGGTTAATTCTGGAACAGATAATCAAGGAATAGAATCTACTTTAAAAGCAATATCTGATGGAGAAGGCGTAGAGACTGCAATTCAACTTTCTACAACTACACTTAAAGTGCCATCTGGCAAAACATTGGATATAGCTGGAACACTTGTTGTTTCTGATGCTTCTTTAATTGGAGATTTAAAAGTTGGCGATGACTTAACAGTAACAGATTTAATAAACGGAAGTAGCATGGTTCTAACTGGGACTGTACAAACTTCTGGAGTCAAAATAGACTCAAAAACAACATCACAATTAAATGGCATAACTGGCGTTGATGGTCAGATGCAATATGATAGTGATAAAAAGGCAATTATGATATGGGTATCATAAGGCTATTAATAAAAAAGGAGAATGCACATGGATAAGCTAACTCAACAGGAAATGGAGTTCGTAATTCAGGCTATAGCAAATACTCAAATCCAAGCAAAGGATTCTGCGTTTGCACAAGGTGTTCTTGAAAAGCTGGGAGCAGAGTATCAAGCTATGCTTAAGGCTTCTGAAAAGAGCAACAAGAAACAGGCTGATAAAGCGGACTCAAAACAAGCGAGTGCTTAATAAATGAGCTGGAAGAAACTCTTAACAGAAACTCCTTCAGCTAGTGACATAGCATCTTCCCCAAGTTCGGGGAAGGTGCTAAAGGTCGGTAGTGGTGGTGCATTAGAATGGGCAACAGATTCTGGTGGCTCATTTGAAACTACTGGGACAGTAGCATCTTTTGTTGGAACACAAGCAAAAATAAAAACAACTTCAGCAGATGCCGTTGGGGTTGTATTAGAGTTACTAAAACATTCTGCATCTCCAGCAAATAACGATGTTATTGGAACAATTGCATTTGATAATAATAATTGGGATTCAAGTGGTGATGGTGAATTAGATGGCAGTCAAAATTATGCACAAATAATAGCAACTGCTACAAATGTAGAATCTGGTGCTAGTGCTGGTAAACTTGAGTTTAAAGCAATTCATGCTGATACTTTAGCAACTAGATTAACAATTGATGGTACTAAATCTACATTTACTAATAATGTCGGAATTGGAGCAACAAGTCCTAGCGAAAAATTAGAAATTGAAGGAAACATAAAACTTCGACAAAATGATGCAATTATTTGGAATACAAATGATGCAGTATTAAAGTCAAACTTTAGCCAACCAGCTTTCACATTTCATAGTAGTGGGGGTGAATTATTTTCACTAGAAAGAGTTTCAAGCACTATTGTATTTAAAAATAGAACTGGTAATGGCTATTCTACAATAATAGATGCTGATGGAGATACAATAATACAAAGAAGTGGTGTTGCAAAATTAACAGTTGATAATACTAAAACTACATTTGGTGGTTATGCAGTATTCGGAAGTGGAACTGCTATTGTTGGTAACAACAGTATTATTGAAAGGATGACCGAGTATCAAGGTAGGCAAGGTAAAAACCATAAGCTTACTTTTGAATCAGATGGAAGTGTTGGTCTGCGAACTGATTCTACTTCAGATGCTTTTGTTATAGCCGATAATGGTACAATAGGAATGAATGCTAATCCAAGTGGTTATGATGCAAATGCAAATAATTTAGTAATAGGGGATTCAGGTCATTCAGGTATAACAATAGCAAGTGGAACAGGCTCTAATGCACAGATATATTTTGCAGATGGAACAAGTGGTGATGACCCATACAGAGGTATTGTAAGATACGACCAGGCTAACAACGCTATGAGTTTTTGGACAGATGCAACTCAAAGAGTTACCATTAATTCATCGGGAAATGTTGGAGTTGGAACGACTGCACCTCAAGAGTTACTGCATTTATATGGAACTTCTGGTAATCAAAGATTAGAAATTGAAGCAACGACTGCTGAGCCAATATTAAAACTTACTACTGGGGTCAAATCTTGGAGCTGGTCTGTTGACCCTACTGAGGGTAATCTAAGGGCATATACTTATGTTGGTGATTCTAATGTGCTTACAATGAAATCTGATGGTAAGGTAGGAATTGGAACAGATGCACCCTCATATAATCTTACTATCGATAACACTGGCAGTGATGCAGTTATGTCGCTTATTGGGAGCGCAGTAAGATTAAAAAAATCAGCGGTAGACTTCCTTTCTTACGATGGTGCTTATTTAGATATATCATCTGCTAGTGCTTTAGATTTAAATACTGCTACATTTGCTGGAATCGTAGATGCAACCAATTATAAGGTTAGTGGCGCACAAGGCACAGATGGACAAGTACTGACTTCAACTGGTTCTGGAGTAGCTTGGGAGGATTCTGGTGGCTTGTGGGATGTAGCTGGTGGTATAGAATTTTCAACTGCTGGTAATAAAACAATTACTCATCAAGTATCTGAAGCAGACATTCATTTTGCAATTAGAAAATCTAGTAGTGTGTATACAATAATGACTCTAGATGGTACTGACCAAAGAGTTGGAATTGGAACGACTTCGCCAAGTGTTAATCTCCATGTTCAAAATGATGATTTATCAAATTCGGTATATGATTCTAATTCATTAATAGTAGCAGAAAATAATGACTTTGCATTTTTCCAAACATCATCTGCAACAAGAGGTGGTATACTGTTTG